CCTCGCAAAATGCGCACGACCATAATACCCTCGAAATTGACGCAAAAACGCCGGTTGACCGCCCGCGTGCGGGTGTCGCGGTACGTCGCGGGCATCCGGTCGGGCAAGGTCCCGGCCGGTCGGTGGGTGCGGTTGGCGGCCGATCGGTGGGCCGCGGACCTCGAGCGGCCCGACCTGGTCATGGACTGGAAGAGGGTTGAGCAGGTGGCCGAGTTTTGCCGGGGCTGCGGTCTGGTCGGTGACGACCACGACCAGGACTACGAGCTGCTCGACTGGCAGCTGTGGGTGGTGGCCGGGCTCTACGGCTGGAAGCGTCGGGACACCGGCGCCCGCCGCACGAAGTTTGCCCTGGTGCAGGTCGGTCGCGGTGCCGGCAAGACGACGTTCATGGCCGCGGTCGCCCTGTTCGACTTGACGACGGGGCCGGGCCGGCGGGTGGACATCATCGCCAACAAGCGGGACCAGGCGACCACGCTCCTGAACACCGCCAAGACGATGGCCCGCCGGGTGGCTGGGGACCTCGAGCCGAGGCAGTACACGGTCGAGCGGAAGGACCAGGACTGCCGGCTGCAGGCCCTGACCTCGAGCGAGAAGAGCCTGGACGGCCTGAACCCCAGCCTGTGGATCGGCGATGAGGCCCACGAGTGGCGGGGGCGTTTCGCCACGAAGCTGACCACCACGGCGGCCAAGCGGAAGGAGACGCTGGGCGTGGTCATCTCGACGCCTGGCAGCAACCCCGACAACTGGTACGCCGACGAGGTCAAGACCGGGCAGGCGGTGCTCGAGGGCCGGCTGCAGCTCGACGCCAACCAGTACTGGCTTTGGGGCGTGGACGAGTCGGACGAGCTGGCCGACGAGAAGGCGTGGCCAAAGGCCAACCCGGGCCTGCCGGTGCAGCCGACCCTGCAGGGCATCCGCGACCTGTGGGCGGCTCATAGCGTCTCCAAGGTCAAGCAGGACGAGTTCGCCCGCTACCAGCTGTGCCGCCCGCAGTACGGCACCGGGGCATGGCTGAACATGGACTACTGGTCGGCCGACGCGGTCGAGCTGGAGGCCCTACGCGGGCGTCCTGCCTGGCTGGGCCTCGACCTGTCGAAGAGCTTCGACATGAGCGCCCTGGTGGCCTGCGTACCGCTGCTCGACGGCCGGCTGGCCATCGTCGGCAAGTACTGGTGGCCGAACGAGAGCGCCCGCGACCGCGAGGTGGAGTACGCCATGCCCCTGCGGCGGTGGGAATCGGAGGGCCGGATCTGCCTGACGCCGGGCCGCGAGGTCGACTACCAGGCGATCCGCGACCAGGTCGCCGCGTGGCGGGCGTTCTTCGACGTCCGCAAGGTGGCGTTTGACAAGTGGGGCAGCACGTACCTCGCCCAGTGTTTAGTCCATCAAGATGCGGTGCCGCTCGTCGAGTACCCCATGACCATCTCGACCCTCGGCCCGGCGTGCCAGGTGTTCCAGAACTACTGGGTGTCGAAGCGGATGGTGTTCCAAGCGGACGAAATATTTAGGCGGGCATGCGCCGACGTCGACGTGTGGCACGACAACAACGGCAACCTGCGGCCGGTAAAATCTGGCCGGAAATGCATTGACCCCTTGATGGCGGGGCTGATGGCCGTACACTCGTACTCGCTCGAGGCAGGCCGTCCGCCGTCGGTGTACGAGGCCTCGGGCATTCAGTAGCTTCCGTGGGGGCGGCTACAACTGGTGTCCGGGGGCGCGATGCTCAATTGGCTTCGCGGTACGTTGCAGCGCAGATCGGCACCGAGCGTCTCGACGTTCGGATGGTGGCCCATCTCGTCCGCAGCGGCGCCCGACCTCACCGAGCAGGGCGCCCTGCGGATCGCCGCCGCATATCGCGCGGTGCAGCTGATCAGCGGCGACATCGCCCGGCTGGGCGCCCGCGTCGAGGGAGGCGCGGGCGACCTGCTCGAGGGCGACCCGTCGCGCTATCACACGCAGTTCGAGTTCCGCAGGGCGATGATGGTGAACGTCCTGCTGTACGGCAATGCGTTCGCCTACGTCGCCCGCGACGGCCGCGGCCAGGCGGTCGAGCTGCAGCTGCTGCTGCCCGAGGAAATCTCGCTGGACACCACCGGCGGGACAGTCCGCTATCGCCACAGCCGCATGGGGCTGATCGAGCCTGAAGAGGTCTTCCACGTGAAGGCCCTTGGCTCGGACGGCATCTGGGGCAAATCGCCGATCCGTACTGCTCGCGATTCGTTCTCGCTCGGTCAGAACCTTGCCCGCACCGGAAACGCCGTCTTCGGAAATGCCGGCGTGCCCAAGATCGCTCTGGTGCACCCGGGACCGCTCAGCCCCGAGGCGCAGCAGCGGATCGCTAACTCCTACATGGAACGGCACGCGGGCGCGGACAACGCCGGGCGTCCGATCGTGCTCGCCGAGGGGATGAAGATCGAGACGATCGGCGGCACGCTTGAGGACAGCGTGTACGTGCAGGCGTCCAACTTCACGGTTGAGGAAATCGCCCGCATCTTCGGCGTGCCCAGCCCTTACCTGAACCTCGGTGGCGGACCAACCGGCGCTGGCATGGAAGCGTTGCTGCGGATGTACGTCGATGCGTGCCTTTCCCACTGGGCCGAACAATGGGCACAGGAGTACCGCCGCAAAGTGATGGGCGGCGTCGGCCGCGTGATCTGGGACTACGACACCGTCGTGCGCCCGACCCTCGCCGAGACGATGGCGGCCATCCGCACCGGCGTCGAGGCGTCGATCATCACCCGCAACGAAGCGCGGGCACGTCTCGACCTCGACCCTGTCCCGGACGGGGACGAGTTCATCCTGGCCAAGAACATGGGCACCGGCGGCGGCACCACCAACGCCGGCGATGACACCAGCCAGACGGCAGGGAGCGTCAATGACTTCACGGGTTGAACGTCGTCTCGCGCCTGTCGCCCGCGAGGGGAACACCCTCACCGGCTACGCCGCCGTCTTCGGCGTCGACAGCCAGGAGCTGTACGGGCCCCGCGGGCGTTTCATCGAGCGGATCGACTCGCGGGCGTTCGACCGGACGCTGCTCGAGAACCCCGACGTGCTGCTGCTCTACAACCATGAGCCCGGGCAGCTGCTCGCCCGCCGCACGTCGAAGACGCTCCGCCTCGCAAGCGACGCCAAGGGCCTCCGTTTCGAGGCCGACCTTCCAGACACCACCCTCGGCCGCGACGTCCGCACGCTCCTCGAGCGGGGCGACCTCGACGGCCAGATGTCCTTCGGCTTCTCGGTCCGCAAGGACGAGTGGCGGGGCAACACCAGAACGCTCCTCGACGTCGACCTAGTCGAGGTGTCCGTAGTCATCCAGGCCGCATACCCGCAGACGGAAGCGGCCCTGAGGTCAACCAACCACGACGCCCGCGTGCGACGAGCACGCGAGCTGCAAATTCGGAGCATCGAACTATGGCAACCATGAGCATGCACCACGAGCTCGGCAGCATCGCCGCCGAGATGCGGAAGGTGAACGAGAACAAGGAAGGCTGGTCCGCCGCCGAGGTGGAAGAGCGTTTCGACGCCCTCAACAAGCGGGCCGTCGAGATCGAGCTTTCCGCCCAGAACTCGGCCCGCACCAAGCGGATCGAGCAGCTGGCGACCACCGCGAACGACGCCCAGCTGCGGAGCGCCCCGGCCCCGCTCGCCCGCCTCGGCGGTTCCGACGTGACCGCGACCCCGGAGTACCGGGCCGCGTTCTGGAACTACCTCCGCACCGGCAACGTCTCGGAAGTCCGGGCCATCGGGACTGGCACGACGAACATCGGCGTGCCGCAGGACATGTACCGGCAGATCGTCGAGAAGCTGTACGACCCGGTCACGCTGGTCGGCCAGGTCGCCCGCGTGAGCATCGACGGGGACAAGAAGATCCCGATCGGCGGGGCCCTCCCGGCGTCGAACTTCGTCACCGAGGCCGGCGCGATCAGCGCGACCGATCCGACGTTCAGCGCCCAGATCACGGTGGACCCGAAGAAGGTCGTGACCCGCAACACGGTGTCCATCGAGGCCCTGGCCGACGCGGTCGGCAACCCCGACATGCAGGGGTACATCATGCGGCAACAGGCCACGTCGATGAGCATCCTGCTTGAGAAGGCTATGGTTCAGGGCGGCGTAACCAACGCCTGGACCAACGGCCTGATGGACGCGCCGCACTCGTCCAGCCAGAAGATCACCGGCGGCAACAAGTACGCCAACCTCACCGGTGACAACCTCATTGACTGCGCCCATGCCGTGAAGCCGCAGTACCGCACCGGCAACTTCCGGTGGATCCTGGACGACGACGCGCTCAAGAACATCCGCAAGCTTAAGCTCGGCAGCTCCGGCGCCGCCGGCGACCGCGAGTACCTGTGGAAGGTCGGTGATTCGCAGGACCTCACCGGCGGCATCCCCGGCACCATCTACGGCATCCCCTACATCATCAGCCAGCAGATCGACCAGACCAAGATCGCGACCGACAACAAGACTCGCGTCATGGTCGGCAACCTCGATTACGCCACGCTGTTCGAGCGTCTGGGCATGACCATGATGGTGGACCCGTACTCGGGCTCCGCCAACCTGCAGGTGAACCTGTTCACCTACGCCCGCTACGACTTCCACGTGACCCTGCCCGATGCGTTCGCGGGCATCACGTTCGTCCAGTCCGAGTGATACCGACACCTCTCTTTCTCCCGGGGGCGGGGCTTCCCGCCTCGCCCCCGGTTTCCCATGCTGTGGATTCCGCTCGACAACCTCCGGCAGGCCCTGCGCGTCGAAATCCGGGAGGACGACGCGGAGCTGGCGCGTCTCGTCAAGGCGGCCAAGGACTACATCGAGCACCGCACCGGGCTCACGCTCGGGACCTCGACCAAGCACCAGTACCTCACCGCCTTCAAGGACTGCCTCATCGCGGGCGCTCCCGGCGTCACCATCACCTCGGTGGCGTACGAGAAGGACGGCGTGGCGTCGACGCTCGCCGCGGCCGACTACAAGCTGCGGTACACGGACGGGCCCTTGGCCATGCTCGTCTTCGACACCGACGAGACGGCCGATGACGGCACCGTGGACATCACCTACACCTGCGGGTACGGCAGTGCCGTCCCGCATGACCTGATGCAGGCGGGCGTGGCCCTGGTCGCCCACTGGTACACCAACGTCGAGGCGGCGGCCCCGGTCGAGCTGCGGCCCGTGCCGTTCTCGGCACAGGTCATCCTTGACTCACGCAGCGTCCGGAGCGCCCTGCGATGATCACCTGCGGGCTCCTGAACACCGTCGTGGGCATCATGCAGCCCACCGACACCACCGACGCCCTCGGCCGTCCCAACCCGTCCTGGGCGACCAAGACGTACGTCCGGGCCGAGGTCCGCGACGTCGGAGCCGTCGAGGGGGAATGGGGGGGCGGCCCGGCCGTCATCCGCACCTTTGACCTGGTCTGCCGGTGGCCGACCCTGCAGCGCTACGGCGTCACCGAGCGGTGGCGGGTGGCGTTCAACGGCCGGACCTGCAGCATCGTGGCCATCCAGGACATGAAGAACAAGCACCGCACCGCCATCGTCCGGGTGGTGGAGGTGGTCGAGTGATCGAGAAGGCCGTGTATTCGATGCTCACGACCGGCACGCCCGGCACGGCCCTGAGCAACGCGGTCGGCGGGCGGATCGCCCTTGGCTCGAGGCTCCAGGCCGAGGGCCTCCCGTGCGTGTACTTCGACGTCACGTCGGACGAGACGGCGGTCATCGGTCCCCGCAAGGCCATCGCCACGGTCGAGGTCCGCAGCATCGCGGACGAGCCGGGCGACGCCCTGACCAAGGCCGACCTGGTCCAGACGGCGATAGAGCGCAGCGGCACGTTCGCGTCCGTCACCGTCAACGCAGTCATCTACAAGGGCCGGACCCTCGACACCATGACGGTGGGCGAGGGCGACGAGCACCGGCCGTCCATCGCGGTTTCCACCTTCGAGGTGTTCTATGGCTAACAGCACGGCGGTTTCTGTTTGCGGCGTCAACATCGGCGGGGCTGTCCCCTTCGTGACCTCGGCCAACGTCACGGTGAGCAGGACCACGCTCCCGACCACGGCGCTTGGCGACTCTTGGGAGAGCAACAAGTACGGCGTCGCTCGCGTCAGCGGGTCGCTCGAGGTCATCTACGACAAGAGCGACCACGCCACGCTGGTGGACCAGATGGAAACCGCAGGGGCCTCGGTGGCCGCCACGGTCACCTGGAACACCGGCCCAGAGACGTGGACCGGCAACGTCCTGGTGACGGAGGTCAATGCGACCGCCGCGGTGGATGACCTGGTTAAGGCCACCATCAGCTTCGTGGGAGACGGCACTTGGACGATCTGACGCGGGCGCTGAAGGGCCAGCCGAAGCCGATCTGGTTTGCGGGCGTCGCCTGCGAGCTGACGCGGCCGACGGTCCTGGACGCCGTGGTGCTGGCCGACTTCGTGGCCAAGAACCCCGGCGAGGAACTCAAGGCGTCGGCGTGGCTGCTCGCCCGCCACCTGCACCGGGACGGCAAGCCGGTGTTCGCCACGCTCGAGGACGCGATGTCTTGCGACTGGTCGGCCGTCAAGCCCCTGCTGGAACAGGTGAACGCCCTGTACTCCGAAGGGGGAAACTAGGTCGGGACGCGCGTCGGCTCCTGCTCGCGTCCTGCAATCGGTTGGAGCTTCACACGCCGCTGGCCGTCGCCAACGGCCTCAACGCCACGGACTGGGAAGAGGCACGCAAATGGCTAGACCAACGCAGGGCGTCAGCTTCACGATCAAGTCCACCGATACCGTCCTCCTCAACCGGGCGTTGAACGACGTGGACCGCAAGATTCGCTGGGACACCATGAAGGTGTACCTGCGGGACTGGGCCAAGGCCACGCGGCGGACCATGAAGAAGTTCGCGCCGAAAGCGAAAGCGGAGTACAACCGCTACCGCGAAGAGGGCATGAACACGCCACGGAACGGGGCGAACACGGGCTTTATCGCGGCGGTTGAGCCGGGCGGCATGCTCCGCAAGGCGATCAGCTACCGGGTCAAGCGGTACAGGCGTGGCCGGGTCATCTGGGTCGGCGTCGGCGGACTAAGGCCAACCGGTGGCGCGTACTTCCCGGCTGGCTGGCGAGGCCACTTCCCGGAAGTTGGGGCCTTCAACAAGATCCACAAACGGTACCTCGGGCGCACCAGGTACCGCACGAAGACCTTCGAGGCGGTCAAGCTCTACGGTGACGAGCAGATCCGTGAAGCGGCCAAAGCGGCGATCCGTGCCGCGGGGTTCCGCACATGAGTCGGAAGGTCGGGCTGAACGTCGCCCTGAACCTCAGCACGCAGGGGTTCTCCAACAGCCTGAACAAGGCCAAGGGGGACATGCGTCAGTTCACCAGGGACATCAGGCGACAGAACGAGGTGCTTGGCAAACTCGGCATGGCCGGCTTTGGCCGAGGTTTCGGCATTGCGGGCGGCTTGGCCGAGGGCTTTGCAATGGGCGGCGTCGGCGGCGGCGTCGCGGCCGTCGCGGCGCCCATGGCCGCGCTGGCCGGCACCATCATGTTCGTCGAGAACCTGAACAGCTTCAGGCGTGAGGCTTCGAGGTCACTGGAAGACTTCAACAGGAAGATGTCGGAAGGGAAGATCGAGAAGCTGGTGACCGACTCGCAAAGTGCGTTTGCCCTGCTTGCCGGCACCCAAGAGATTGTCGAGGGGCCTGGCGTCTACGAAACTTTCAAGCAGGCGCTCGCTTCGTCGACGGGTGGGCAAAGATTGCTTACGGGTGCCAAGGGGTTTGCGGGCGGTCTCGGCGACTGGATCGGGTCATTGATTGAAAACCCGTTATCTGCCGTGGGGCCTGGCGGTCTTGTAGGGCCGGGAGCAAACCCAATGCTGGGACTCGGACAGGCAATTTCTGGAGAACGCTTTCAGTCTGCGTTCGATGTCGGCACCGCACAGAACACGGCGCAAGCGCAGGTAGCCGCGGAAAGCCTCAAGGAACTGAAGAAGCAGACGGCTGCGATGCAAGGGAACTGACCATGGCCGTGACCGTTTCAAGAACAGGCGCGCAGTACGACGAGGCAGGCGGCCGCCTGGTCGAGACGTGGAAGGTGTGGGACCCGTCCGGGACCTCGACCAACGGCCCGGAATCCATCCTGGTCGACCTGCGGGCTGCTGGCGGCCTTCCGGCAGGCATCTCGTCCAAGCTGTACCCGCGGAAGCCGTACGCCTCGTCGTTCGCCACCGGCACCGTCGCCCAGACGCTTAGGCTCCGGGACATCAACGTGCAGATGCTGTCCCCGGCCGCCGGCTACATGGCCGACGTTACGCTGACCTACGGCACCAGGTACGTCCTCAGGAACGACGACGCCACCAAGGCCCGGCTGCCCGTCAACCGGAGCATCCAGCCCTCGACGCGGGCGATGGCCTGCTACCGGGACATCAACGGCACGGCGGCGTTCCCGACCGGCACCACGCTCGAGAGCACCACCGACATCGGCGGGACGAAGCTCGACGAGGGCGGCAACCCGGTGATGATCCCGGTCCCACAGGTGACCGTGACGCTCAGTGCCGTCATAGACACCTTCCAGACGCAGTTGACCGGCTACGACACCGCCTGGTCGACGCACGGGCTGACCTTGAACAACGCCACGTTCATGGGGTTCCCGGCGTACAGCTGCCTCCTCACCGACGTAGGGTTCCAGCAGCTCGAGGACGAGTACTTCACCGCCCGCATCGTGTTTCTGCACGACACCTACCTGTTCTTCGAGCAGGTCGCCAAGCGGGACACGGACAACAAGATCAAGATTGACACCACCAACGGGCAGGCCACGGACGTCCGCTGGAAGCGGGCGAACGTCGAGGCGACCAACTGGAACGCCAGCACGTTGCTGCCTTCGGGTACCTGGGCGTTCAACCGGTTGGAGAATGCCGAGAACGGCGTGACCCCGTGAGAGGGATTTACGCGGCCATGCTCGAGGGCGACCGTGCCGCGGCCTCCGCGATGCAGCGGGCGGCGTCGTCGTTCTCGACCGGCCGCGAGCTGGACACCTACCGCACCGAGTTCACGATGGTGCCGGCCAGGATCGTTTTGTCCACGGTGGTGACGGCCGACCTAAAGTGGAAGTACGACTGGGAGGAAGTCCGTTTCACGGCCAGCACGACCAGCGTGGCCGCCAAGACGAACGGCTTGGCGAAGGCTAGGGCCGACTGGGCGTACAACTGGAACGAGCTGGCCAACACCACGACGATGTGGGCACCGCTCGGCAGCCCGGTCAACGTGCCGGCCACGTACAAGCTCAAGGCCATTGCCGTGGGCACGCCGGTCCTCCTGTTCCCGATCCGCGACACCACCGGCAAGGTGTTCTGGTGCTTTGACAAGGTGAACGCCATTGACGGGGTATGCCCATGAGCGAGCAGTACAACATTCGGCTGAACTACAACTACCCGCAGCCGTCGGCCGTGACCTACGAGCGGCCGGCGGGGACCCCGGTCAACCTCACCGGATACACCGCCGCCTGCAAGGTCGTCAGCCTCGACGACACGGACCTGGGCATCACGACGCTCACGACCGCCAACGGCGGGCTGACGCTGGGCGGTGCGCTGGGGACCATCACGGTGAACTGGCACACGTTCATTGCGAGCATCCCAGAGGTGGGCAGCTGGAAGCTCGTCGTGATCAACGGCTCGGGCGGCAATGACTTCGTGACCAGCGGCACGGTGGTGGTGGAGGACAAGCCATGAGCGTGACCCCGAGCGGCAACTGCTCGACCGTGACGGTGAGCGACGACGGCTCAGCCGTGGTCGCGAGCTGCGCGACCGTCATCAACCAGACCGGCGGTGCGGGCGTCACCGACGGCGACAAGGGCGACATCACGGTAAGCGGCAGCGGTGCCACCTGGACGATCGACAGCGGGGCGGTGACGTCGGCCAAGATCGCGGCTGGTGCGGTCACCCTGGCGAAGGTCGAGCAGATCGCCAGCGGGCGGCTCTTGGGCAACGCCTCCGGCACCACGGCCTCGCCATCCTCGCTCACGGTGCTGTCGCCGCTTGTCCTGAACACCGCCAACAACCGGCTGGAAATCCAGAACTCGGTGTCCGACACGCTGACGCTCACCGCCGGCACGGGCCTGACCGGCGGCGGCGACCTGACCGCAAACCGGACCTTTACCGTGGACTTTGCCACGAGCGGGGCGGCCACCGCCGGCAAGGCCGTCGAGGCGACCGACTCGCGACTCTCGAACAACCGCACGCCGACGACCCACAAGACTTCGCACGCGACCGGCGGAACCGACGCCATCGCCCCGGCCGACATCGGAGCCGCGGCCGCCACGCACACCCACGCCGTCGGCGACCTGACCGCCGGCAGCGCCTCGAGCGGCCAGGTGCTGACCTACAACGGCTCGGCCTGGGCGCCCGCAACCCCGGCGGCCGGTTCGGCCTTCAGCCCGGCCACGACCAGCGAGACCTGGAGTGACTTCCTCGGCAACAGCGCCGCGCCGTGGCAGGCCTTGACGAACGGCACAGGCGCGGTCGTGAACTTCAACACCGCGGTGGGCGGAACCGCCCGCATCGGCATGGCGACCATGGGCACCGGATCCACGGCGTCCGGGCGGGCCGCGGTCGGCAGCAACCTGCAGGACGCCGCGGAGTTCGGCGGCGGTATCCATGTCTTCGAGACCGCGCTGGCGTTAGTGAACCTCAGCACGTCCGGGGAACGGTACATCCTGTACGCGGGCTTCATCGACAGCCTGACCGGCACGCCCGCGGAAGGCGCCTACTTCCGCTATTCGGACGACGTGAACGGCGGCAACTGGGAATGCGTCACCGTCACCGGGTCGACCGAGACCACCACGGACAGCACCGTATCCGTGGCGGCGTCAACGTGGAACAGGCTTCGCATCGAGGTCAACAGCGCCGGAACCGAAGCCAAGTTCTACGTCGACGGGACGCTTGCAGCGACCCATACGACAAACATGCCAGGCAGCGGCGACCGATTCGGGATCGGGTGCAACATGCGGAAGACGGTAGGCACCACCCTGCGTCAGTCACGCTGCGACTACGTCTACCACAAGGCCGAGGTGACCCGATGAGCTATGCCATCCTCGACATCAACAACGTCGTGGTGGAACTGGTGGCCCACAAGCCATCGGACAGCGTGCGCTCCGTGAAGGCTACGCCCAATGACGGGTGCGCCGTCGGCCGCGTCTGGAACGGCTGGGCGTTCGACGCGAAGCGGTGGACCGCATACGTCTTCCTGCGCCGTTTCACCGTTGGGGAACGGGACGCCATCCGTGTGGCCGCAGCTAATGACGGCGCCGTGGCTGACCTGATGATGTTCCTGCAGACCGCCACCGAGGTCGTCGCGGATGACGACACCACGGCGGTCGGCATGGACTACCTCGTGCACCTCGGAATCCTGACGCCCGCCAGGCGGGCGGAGCTGCTGTCGTGACCCTCGAGACCCTCCTGCAGATCTTCGGTTCCTTCCTCGCCGCCTTCTCGGCGGCGGGCGTCCTGTACGGCAAGCTCGGCAAGCTGGACAGCCGGCTCTCCGCCCTGGACGAACGCACCCAACACCACGACCGCCGGATCACCCGGCTGGAGACACGATGACCACCAAGAGCTGGCGAACGACCGTACTCGGAATCACCACCATCGTCGCGGCCGTGGCGGGCATCGTGCAGGCCACGCTCGACTCGGACCCGGCGACCAACCCGGACATGACGGTGGCGGTGGCGGCCATCCTGTCCGGTCTGGGCCTTATCTTCGCCCGCGACGCCAAGGCTTCCGCCTACGTCGAGGAGCCGAAGTGACGTGGCCGATCTGGGCGTTCTGCTTGGCGGCGTTGTGGTGGCCGTACTGGTGGCTCTGCTCGACCGCTGGTCCGATCCCTCGGTGCGCGTGGTACGCGGCAGCCGTCATCGGGACGGCGTGCGGCGTGCTATCGACCGGGTGCGAAACGCTCCCGCCGGTGGCCCCGCCGGGGGAGCCTCGGATGGTGCTCGAGGCGCAGGGCAAGGTCCGGCTGGCGGCGTTTGACGAGGACAGCGGCAAGTTCGTGGACCTCGGCTGGCACGATGCCGCGGGCCTACGCGGCTGGACCATTGCGGACTACGACTGGCGATGAACCCTGCAAGGCACTGTTGTCCGTCCTGTGGCGTGTGCTTCACCGGAGATGACGGTGCAGACGGCGGGTGTTGCTACCGCATCGGCGACGTCATCCGGCTCACGTTCAAGGTCGAAGCCAACAACAACCCGACCATATTTAGCAACATCTACCAATGCAGCGGCGGCCCAACCGGCACCCAGTGTTGCGATCCGAACGATTCAGAGAACTGCACGGATTTGCGTCGTTGCTGTTACGAGGTTACTTGCGACGATTCGCCCGACCGTTGGGTGGAGTACGAGTGCGTTGCGATACCCAACTGCACCGACCGGGAGTACCGGTACAAGCCGAACGGGACCTGCTACTGCCATCCGTACTACTTGTTTGAGTTGAACGGCAACCAGTCTGAAAGCATGCCGGATGCGACGGCATGCAATTACCCGTTGCGGTTCCGCTACCTCTGCAGCGGCTGCCGAGTCATAGACGGGGCGTGCGCCTGTCCGAAAGATCATCGCCCGATATCCGCGCAGCCGTGCGGATACCTCCTACCTTCTGGCGATTACTACGAGGCTGCAGAGCCCGCACCTGGATGGGAATGGGAATGCTTGCCGGAATGTGACGGCGAGTGCTTGCCGTGCTTGGTCGGATCCGACAATTGCAACTGTACAAACCTCGTCCCCGCCGGTTTCTTTGCCGGTCCCAACTGCAACGTCTGCGTGAAGGCGTGCTTGTTGGACTCTGAGGACGGGACGTTTGACACGCAATGCGGCACCGCTCCGCAATTGGTTTGCCCTGACTGCGAAACTCTCCAGTTTGCAGACTTGCAACGCTGCGAAGGCGCATTTTGGTGCTGCTACCACTACCTCTGCGTCAACGTGGACGGCGATTGCGAGAACGACGGCGGCACGTGCGTGTTGGACCATGTCTCCCGGATCGAGTTGAAACCGCAGCAGAACTTCTCATGCTGCTGGACCACCGAGAACACCTACCGTTGTTGTGCTTGCCAGGATGAACCGGAGGCGTTGCCAGCCTGCCCGGGTCAGCCGCCTGAGAGCGGAGACACCATGCGAACGGATTGCACACCATGACCTGCGGACTTTATGAGCGTGTGGCGTCTACGACAGGTAAAACCATCAGACTCGTCCTGGTCGACCCGCAGCCGGCTCATTGGACCAGGATCGACGACGCAACATGCGGCACACAGTGGTCTCCGCGTCACGGTTCGACCGTTTCGACAGAGCATGTCACCCCTGAACGGCCCACCGCCCTTGACTACATCGCAGCGGAAACCAGCCTGGCCGTTGAAGGCCAGGTGTCCCAAGAGACTTTTGACGCCCGCAAGGCCGAGTGTCTGGCCTGTCCTCGCTTGCGGCGTCATCAGGCGGACGAGGTTGGGTTTTGCGGGGCGTGCGGTTGCGGGGAACGCGACCGTGCAAGGCTTGCGGCGATCAAACTCTGGATGCCGCAAGCGAAGTGCCCGCTTGGTAAATGGGGTTTTGCCAAGGGCACCAGATCCACGGCCCGCCAAGCCATCGCCGGGGCGATCGTTGCCACGGCCAACATCGTTTTGGGCATGGCCAGTGACGCGACACGTGGACGGGTCATGCGGGCGTTGCAGCCAGCACCCCGGACGCCGGTGCCGTTCCGCGAAGGCGCCGACTAGTTACGGGACGGAAATCCCTGTTATGGGCCGCAAATGTCGGCGTTATCCGTCGGGCAGTACCTATGCCCCTGTTTGTAGGAGTTTGTCCCTGTTGACTTTACGTTTGCTAGACCCATCGTCATTGGCACGGAGGTGTGCCCATGTACGAGTGGTGGCTGATCAAAGAGGAAGGCAAGCGTTGGGAAGTTGTAAGGTCTGATGACGCAAGGCTTTGGAAGTGCCATTGGAAGTGGCGTGCTGGGCTGAATGAGCAGTTTGCCCGCCGCACGTGCGAGGCGTACAACAGAGGGAGGGATGAGCAAGGAAACGCGATCAAGTTTCGTTGACATTAGACCCACCCGCCGATATACCGTCAGACGCTTTGAGTCTGGTAATGCCTGTTTTGGGACCTCGAGTGGAGGCCCGCAGGCAGGACCAGGCGAAGCCAAGGAGCCTGCAAATGCCGACCGAAATCAGCAAGACGCGGAACGACCTTCAGACCCAGATCGACGACCTGCAGCAGGGGACGTACGACACCAAGAGCTGCCTGCAGGACCAGATCGACGACCTGCAGCAGGGGACGCACGACACCAAGAGCTGCCTGCAGGACCAGATCGACGACCTGCAGCAGATGGTGGGGGATCTGCAGCAGATGTTGGCCGGCACCCCGAGCCCGGACCACACCGAGAACCTGTCCTTCCTGCGGGCGTGCTTCCTGCGGAGCCTGCACCAGGGGTACCTCCCGGCGGAGAAGCTCATCGACCTGGCGTTGGGCATGGACACCCGCAACCTGAACGGGCAGACCTGCGACCGGCTGGTGCAGACGCTGGAGCGGGCGATCGATGCCCACCAGATCGAGGCCTACAACGCGAAGGCGGGGCAGGCTTGAACCTAGTCCTGCCAAGTGCAATGCCCGAGGACCCGCCCTCGGCCACTGCCGCCGCTTTCGTCCGGGCCCTTCGTGACATGAGGGGGCCAGCGAAGGACGGCATCAATCCGCGGTTCGGGCAGGGGTATGCCACGCTTGGGGCGTTCATTGACGCGGTCAAGCCCATCCTGGCCAAGCATGATCTGTCGGTAAGCCATGATTTCGTCCCGACTGAAAAGGGCGACTTGCTCTGCTACACCGTCATCCACTCGGGTTACGGCGTATCGCTCAGGCTGGCACCCATTCCGGTCAAGGTGGATCCAAGCAACCCACAGGCGACCGGATCGGCCATCACCTACGCCCGGCGGTACTCGCTTTCGGCGGCCCTCGGGATTGTCGCGGACGAGGACGACGACGGGAATAGGGCGTCACCAGAGAAGAAGCCTGCTGAGGCCGAGGCGCGGCCTGCAAGGGCTCCTACGCCTGCCAAGGGCCCCACGCCCGTCTCGACGGTGTTCCCGCCGCTAGAGGAGACGGCGGGCAAGTTCACCGGGGAGCTCGTCAAGGTCTGGCCGCCCAAGCCAGGCACGAAACGGATCGGCTTCGAGGTGAAGAACGAGTTCGGCATCATCAAGCTTGGAAGCTTCATGCAGCACCATCTGGACGACGGTCTTGAGCTGCAAGGCTCAGATGTCGAGGTGTCCTGGAGGCGATCCAAGTGCGGCAAGTACCTGAACGTCGAGGGCCTGCTGGCGATCACGCGGAAGCTTCCGCCCCCGCCCGCCAACGACCCAGACGCGGACATTCCCTTCTGAATCTACCCGTGCACTCCTTGCTCGGCCCCGGGGCCGGCGGTTGAGCCGTCGCTCACGCCCCGGGGCCGGGAGGGGTGCATAGGGAGGCCCGATGGGCTACCACCTACCAAGCTCGTACATACTCGCGCTGCCTCTGGCACCGCTGGGCCGGTACGTCCTGCTCGTCATGAACGACATGGGCTGGCCGTGCTGGCCGTCCATCGAGACGCTGGCGAAGCGTTCCGGCATTCCCCGCCGCACCCTGCAGACGGTGCTCGGTCACCTCCGCAAAGGGGGCGTTCTCAAGTCGTCTGGCAACGGCAAGGCGCTCACCTGGGAGATGCTCGAGGTGCCCTCCGAAGTCGTCCGCAAGGTCGACGTGGAGGTGCGCCGCAGCGGCGCCAACCGGCGCCGTAACGGCGCATCACCTGCGCCGATACGGCGCACCAGGTGCGCCGTTACGGCGCATGGATCAGAACCAGAGAATGAACCAGAAAAAGAACCCCGGCGTTTACGCCCGCAGCAGCTTGAGGAGCTGCGGGCTACGCCGGCGGAATCGGATGCCCCCGGCACTCGGTACGAGTCGCTTGCCGAGGCGATCCGCAAACGACTCGGGGCGGGCGTTCCGCTCCCCGGGCCTGGGGGGACGCACCCCGGCCCGGCCCCGAACAACCAGGACGCCGCCGAGGCTTGGCGGCGTCTCAAGCTCCTGAAGGAAGGAAGGCTGACGGCATGAAGGACGAAGACCGTCGGGTGTGCGACATCGTGGACCGCCTGCGGATTATCTGGGTTTGCATGGACGACGACAGGTGTAACGCTGAGCGTGCTGAGGCCGCCGACGAGATCGAGCGGCTGCGGGCCGATCTAGACCAAGCTAGACGCCAGACAAGTCCGCATTACCTGTTTGCTCTTGAGTGCGCGGCCTTTGAACTCACGATCGTCAAGGAGAAGGCCCTGGTCGAGGGACGGCACGGCATCGCCGCGAACGTTGCCGACCGCATCCGTGAGCTCGACGAGCTGGCCAAAATCATTTGGAAGGAGGCCCCATGACGCTGTACCCTGTCGGGACAAGGAGGAACCATGGCCAAGGAGCGTGGTACCGGATTCTGGTTGGGAGTGGCTTTGATCGGCCTAGTGCTGTTGGTGTTCGTGGTGTACGTGGCAAGCGTACGGAACGACATCAACTCAGAGATGGACCGCTACGGCCGGGAGCAGGAGCAGAACAGGCAGCTGTACGGCTCTCCGCCCAGGAGGCCCAATGAACAGCCGAGCCAAGGGCAAGGCGGGGGAACTCGAGGCCGCTAAGGCCCTCACCGCAGCCCTCGAGTGTGCCGTAGCCCGCAACGCCCAGTACTGCGGCAAGGCGGGCGATGCGGACCTGCGCATCGAGGCGTTGCCCTTCTTGCACGTCGAGGTCAAGCGGCGTCGCAACGCCATCACCCCCGACCAGGCCGAGGAGTTCTTGCAGCAGGCGGAGCATGACGCCATCGCTGGGGCGTTGCCGTTCCTTATCCACCGGGTGGACCGGGACACCCGCTGGTGCTGCACCGTGAGGCTGGACCGGCTTTATGACCTGGTCTGCATGCTGGCCAAGCACAAGGGCTGGCGTGTCTAAGCGTCAGTCCAGCATCCCCAAGGTCGAGATGCCCCGTTGGGGGCAAGCCATGCCGCACGCCCGTGGCGAGTACCGGCAATACGACAGCCGGCAAGCCCGCCGCAACCGCAAGCTGAAGCTCATTGCCACACCGTTGTGCGAGCGGTGTGGTGTCGTTGCCACCGAGGTGCACCACATCGTGCCCATGTCTGCAGGTGGCCATCCGTCCGCATTCAGCAACCTCGAGAGCCTTTGCAGCCCGTGTCATCGGGCGCACCACAGCCAGTGAGCTGACAACCAGGCCGCACCGTGGACCCCCGTCGTGGTGGTCGCGATCCCTCGGGCCAACCGGGGGGGTAGCGACCCCCGGAAACGGGGGTCCTGACCTAC